ACTTTGTACTTGTGCTACAGGCCAACTCCAAGTATGCTGTAGCGCACCTTCAACACCGTGTTGGAATACAAACTCGCCTGCGTGTGTGCTTGCATCACCAAAGCTAAACACTAGGTTGCCGTCTTTAGTTGTAACATTAAATGTTGGCTCTTCTGAGTGTGCCGCTGCCATTAACTTCATACGTGCAATACTTGCAACACTAGGAGCAAACTCTACATTCCAGCTTGCACCTTTAAACTTAACAGTCTTTAGTTTCTCTTCGATAATTGCCTTATTCATAAAGCGATAATCATTTTGGAAGTCACCACTTGCATTTTCAAAATGAATATGTGTTGGAACTGTTTCACCATTGCGCTCTGCTTGTACAACATCAATTTTTGCATTGTCTTTGTACTCTGGATTTTTCAAATGCAATGCAAGTTTATCTAAGTTAGGCATACCAAAAGTGCCTACAAACTCTGCTACTGGATTTGCTGTTTCTGCTGACATAATAACAGAACGATCTTCTGCCATTGAGTCGATTTGTGTGCTTTCATCATTAGTAACCTTTACTAATGATAAGAAGCCTAGTGCGTGAGTATGTGCTACTACGTCTTGTAAGATATCTTTCATGTTATAGTTTCTCCATCGAATAAGTTTATTATATTGCCTAAGTTGTTGTTTGTCAAGAACTTTTCTACTGTGTATTTAGGTTTAAATCCTAGTGCCTTCATTTTTTCCATGTTAGCACAAGTAAACTCTCGTTCTCCTGGGGTATTTAGACGCACCGGTAAGTCTGGTGCTAGGTCTTGGATCCGTACTGGACGCCCCGTACCAATATCAACTACTCCGTTTACATGAGTATTTCTAATAAGAATGTCAATTGCATCTAGTAGATCAAATAAATGAATAAAGTCTCTGTAATGTTTAGTGGTGTATTCTAGTGTACCGTTGCGTAGTTTGTTAAAGAACATATTTTCTCTAGGACAACTATCACTATACACTGTATGAAAACGCATACCTAACATTGTACTTGCATTGTAACGTTCTGCAAGTTCTTCTAGTATGAACTTAGACGCCGCATAAGGGTTCAAATCGGGCTCGTATGCGCTCGAACTGCTTGCATATAGTATACGTGTACCTTCATAGCGTTCGAACAGTCTACGACTCGCTTCTACATTGTTCATCCAATATGAAGCAGGATCACTTAAACTTTCTCTTACACCACTTTTACCTGCTAAGTGTATAATTAAATCAAAATCTTCTTTAAATTCACAAGTTAATAAATCTTGATCTAAACCGTCTTTAATATCTAGCCCTATTATTCGATTGTTTTTCTTTAACCGTTCTAGTAATGCTGAACCAATAAAGCCTCTATGTCCTGTTAATAAAATATTCATGATGCTATTCCTTGCTCTTGAAACCATGTGAGGAATTCCCATGTGTTGCGCCAGTTTAATACGTGCCTATGATGATGAACTACTTTTGCCAATGGCAAATCATTGCCGCCTTCGTGCATTGCATCACCAAAGAACCAAAGTACATCTTCTGGGTCAAAGTCTTTTACAATTTGACTTTTATCAAATCCTTTAGGTGAAATATCAATACCAGTTTCACCACCTACTTTTGCTTCGAGTTCTGGAAATAGTAGGTTAAAGTTGTGAGCAATATAAACACGTTCGTCATGTTCTGTGTCCCACGTAACATATTTTGCACGTTCTATTTTATCTGCGTTACGTCCTACAATACTAAAGTTACACATGCCTGGACGATGTTCAAAGTGTAATCCTGTGCGAATACTAAACGCACTTGCGGTTAATTGTTCACTTAACCAATTGTGTGCATCTTCAGGAAGTATCCATTCATTACGTCTAATATTCTTTTTACTTTGCCAAACGTCATTGCCCGAACAGTTATATACTGTATGAGCTAAATTATAAGTATCTTCACCTAACTGTTCTACTGTTTTAGGTTTATCGCTACCTGTAACTAAAAACACTTGATTACTACGACAAAACGTATTAAAGAACTCTTTAAACTTTGAATCGATAATACCTCTACTAGGAGTAAGTGTTCCGTCTACATCAAAAATGAATTTAGCGTTAGGGGACATAGTATTACCTCTCTACCAAAGGCTTACTGTTGTTTGTATCGTGATAGTCACCTGACTTGTAGTAATCACGGCTTGCTTCTTCTTTAACTAAGATTCCGTTTTTGTAACGATATGTTACAATCTCACGACGAACTACTCCGTCTGTATCTGCATCGAACGCTGCTTTAAATGGACCGTCAGTCATTGTTTTCCCTTTCTGTTACTCGCTTACGCAAGTCTGATGATGAGAAGCGGTGATCTCTTTTGTTAAAGTGTAGCTGGATACCCCGCTTCTTGCAAATATCCTTGCCCGTAAAATCCTTTTCACGATACTCTTCTCCTAGTATTCTAACATCTATGTGATACATTGTCAAGATGTCTTCTAGGTCTTGTTCAGTGCCGTAAGGGATAATTTCGTCTACATATCCTACTGCTTTAAGTTGTGTATAACGTTCTACAATAGTTTGTATAGGAGAGTTTTTCTCCGGTCTATCTGCACTTGGATCTATTTGCAACCCACATATAAGATAGTCACAGTTTTCTTTTGCTTCACGCAACATTTGTACGTGTCCTGCGTGTAACAAATCAAAAGTACTACAAGTAAAGCCTACTTTCACTGGTCTCTCCCTCCATCAAATACACAAATAAATTCTAATCCAAAGTCGGTATTATTGTGTACTTTGTGAAATACATTATCTTCAACTAGTACAGTATCGCCTTCTTTAACATCAAATATTTTGTAATCTAATTCCATTTGTCCGTTACCTTTTGTAAAGATATAAACTTCTTCTTGTCCTGCATGTCTGTGACCAGTTGTGCTTTTATGCGCTCTTAGTTGTGTAGAACTAACAACTAAGTTTTTAAGATGAGTGTTGTCTTTTACAGTGTAACGTTCATCTTGCTTAACAACTTCTCCACCAATGTCCCAATTGCTGTATTTCATTTGTCATCTTCCGGCAATTTAATTACATTATTTTCATTAGCAAGCATTTGTTCTTTAATGTCGTAAACTTGCTCATGCTTTATCATGTTGATAATAGTATTGGTTAAATCAACTTCTCTACGCAACCAACCAATCTTACGCTGCAATTCTTCTAGCTCTTGTAGATAAAAATCTAATTCTTGTTCTTTACGTAATTTTTGCTCAATAAAGTCTGATATAAGAATTAATTTTTGTTCATCACTCATCATGCATCCTTTCAGCTAACTCTTTTAACATTGCTATAAGTTCTTCAATAGTATTTAGGTCTGAAGAATTATCAGTGTCGATTTCTAGTTCAAGTTTTACTTTCATACATTTTAATCTCCAAAGTCAAACAAACTGTTGAACGTAGTATGTTGTTTAGTATCCTCTAGTGGATAGTTAAGCACACCAATCAAGTTGTCTAACTTATTATCAATAATAGTTTCTGCCATTGCTGCATCATCAAATGGCAGTTCCTTAAACCACTCTGGCAAGCGTAGCTCATCTGTTGGATATGCAACACTTGTATAGCCTAGTGGATTTTGTTTTAGTTTACAAACAATAACTTTCATACCGTCTACAATCTCTTGCGAGTATTTGTCGCCATTCATGCGCTTTAGTGTATTCCAGTTAATGCTTGCCCGCACGTGGCCTGGCATATTTGCCTTGCCTTGTTTTTGTTCAAGACGCTGATAGTGTCCAATCTTGTTTGCACGTTTAGGCGAACCTTTTTCCCAACCGGGCATTTCTTGAAACTCTTTACGGAACACTGTAATACGTTCTAGTACATCTTCTTGAGATACATCTGTAAGCACCATTAGCAGTAGTTCGCTAAGAAACTTTTGCATAAACACCGGCGTATCTGAACGGCGCAAGTCCAAGCCCATTGCTTTTACTTTACCTGGCTTGCCATCTACATCTGTTCTAAAACCTTCGTTATCAATTACTAGTGCCGCATAACGCTTCTTGGTAATGTACAAGCCTGACTGTGCAACAATTTCTCTACCTGCTGCAATAACATCGCTTCGTGTTTTAGGACAATGAAATGCTTGCGCCATAAACTTTTCAAATGTAGTATTAGCTTGTTCAGCTACTTGATCGTATAATGCAATAGCTTTTTCAGCACTCCATTCTAGTTTACCTGACTCTATGTCATCTTGAAGTACTGGCCAAGCACTAAAGTATACAGAGTCAGTATCGCCATAGATAACACTTTTACCTACGTGATCATATTCGCCTGTAATAACATTATTAACTTCTGCACTCATGTGTTTAACAATTTGTCTGCCTGTTAACGTGGTACTCTGTCCTATACGTTTGTCAAAAAATCTGCAACCAGGATTAAGAATGGCCCCATAAAGAGAGTTAAGATTAATCTTCTTAACAAGTTGTCGTTTGTCCCAATACTCAATCTCCGCATCAAGGCCTGCGTCTTTGGCCTTCTTAAGTTTCTTCTGAAGTTCTTTTCGTTCTGCATACCACCTCTTTAGAATACCAGGAATAACTCCTTCAAATTCTGTTGTAAAAATAGTACCGTTAGCACTAAGCATCCACGGCATTTGACTGTCAAAGATAAGTTGATAAATCTCTGCACCACTTAGTACATCTGAACGTCCATCTTCCCAGTCCACAGTAAGTGCAACATCTTTACGTTGATCCATAACTGCTTCATATTCTTCTGTACTAAAGCGTCCTTCCCAACTACCTGCAAATGACTTTTTCTTTAGCGTCATGTCTTCGTGTACACGGGCATCTGAAATTTCTGGACGTATCTGTCCTACGATAGTTTCTGGAGCCATATTCAATGCACGAATCACACTTGGATACAGTGAGTTTAAGTCCATTGAAGCAATCCACTTGTGCAATCCTTTTTTAGGAAATGCAACATATGCACCTGCCGCCTGTGTACTTTCAGTGTCGTCACGCTTTGGACGATTAGGAACACGTAAATCTCTGTTGTGTGCTTCATTAATAATGCCTTGCTCTGTTACAGCAACAGCACCCATTGTTGTTTGCAGTAGAACAGTGTTCTCGTGTGCAATGCTGTTAGACAAATCAATAAAGCGTAGCTTCTTGTCTAGTTTATCAAGCAATGCAGTATCCTGAATGTTATATTCAATAAACTTGCGGAAGTCATTATTGTATAATTGATCCAAGGTACCTTCATATGGCACCTTGTTTTCGCCAACTTCAATTTCACCAATTGCATCTAGTCGATATGAATGTCGTTCTTCATATGTGTACTTACGATAAAGTTCAAGACTGTCTAAATGCACACGACCTACTAAATCAAATGTAACTGCTTGCTTCCCGTATTTTTCATACTCACGCTTCTTAGGCAATTGACCCCACAAGCAGAAACGCCTTGTATCATCTTTACTCAATACTCGTGAAACACGATTTACAGTGTACGGAATATCGTAACCTTCACTGTTCCAACCACTTAGTATGTCTGCATCTTGTATCAAGTCCAAGAACGTGTTTAGCATTTCGCCTTCGTCCTCAAACAATACAACACCGTCTAAGCCTTCTACTTCTTTTTGTGCCTGCTCCATTGTGAGTGTCTTTGGTGGAACAGCAAGACACACCATTGTTTCTAACCATTGCAAGTATACAGACACTGACGTAATGGGCATAAAGGGATCCGCTGGATCAGCAAAACCTCTATCAGGATCAAAGTCTGTCTCAATATCGAAAAATGCAATGTTTAGTTTAGGTGCGTCTTGGTTAAGATAGTTTTCACTTAAACATTGGAAGATTGGATTAATATCGCTTTCAAACAAGTCCTTGCCTTTGTTGATAGCAACTTCTTTGCGAAAGTCTTTTGTATTTTTACATACAATACGGCTTAGTGGATCACCGTACACACTCTTGTATTTGCCTTTAGGGTCTTTGTAATAAAATGTATATTTTGCAGGATATTCTGTAAACAATCGTTTACCTTCGCGTCTTTCAACGACACGGATAATATCTTGATCACGATCAAACATCGCGTCTACGTATGGCATTCATTTCTCCTCGTTGCTTGTGGCCAACTTAACCATCTACTTGCCCAGCTATTGCTATTGGCGTTATAATTATATATCAGAATAAAATTCCTGCAACATAAATTACGGTTAATCCTGCGTTCATCACTATTAAACTTTTTTCCTTCCAGAGTACGCCTACAAGTATCCATAAGCTATTACTGACTATAAATGCCCAAATATATAAAGGGTATATATTAAATGCAGCAAGAAGGGCAGCACCTAATAGACATACTGTTGCTATCCAACTTAGCCATTGATACGGTTTTTGTTCTACCACCATTGTGCTGCTACTCCAAAACCTACAATATTGATACAGCTAAAGTAAAAAGTTAGTAATAGAATCCAAGGCAATCCACGTCTATAACTTGCATAACATTGTGTGCTACTACCTATAAAAAAACCTGGATAAACAATCATCATGTTAGGATTGTCTGCATTTAACGCTAGTGTCATACTAGCGGATACTGTAAATATAAAACTTACTAGTTCAAACCAAAATGCAATCTTATCACTACGATAGCTGTCCAACCAATAACTTTTTATTTTAACAATCACTTATCATATCCTAGTGTAGTAATAATAGTTTCTAAATCGTCAAACTCATCATAATGACGATCCCAGTCGCGATTTTTAGCAACCTTGATTGCTTTGTTAATAAGACTTGGCTTAATATCCATTTCTTCTGCAACAGCTTTTACAGTTTCTTTTAACCCTGTTTGTAAATCTTCTACTTCTTGAAGTACAGTTACACCTTCTCGAACTAGTTTTTCTAATTTTGCTTTTTCTTCAGCACCATATGTACGGTCACCCATAGGTTCCTCCTGTTAATTTAGTTTATATTATATGATATTTTTAGATGTTTGTCAAGTAGAAAATACTTTTTTATTGTCAAAAGCACGATGCCATCCAAAAAACTGTGCTTTATAATCTGAATGATCATCTGATGATAAGTTGATCCATTCATCCTTGCGTTGCCATAAACGCATTGCACCGTCATACCAATCGGTATTATCGATGATTTGTTCAAGTCTTTCTTTTGCTTGTGTTGCTTCGTCAACGTTATCAAAATCTTGTTCGATATGTATCACTTCCATAACAACTTCATGTGTTACATAATCAAGACTAAAGTCTATTCCCCACTTGGGTTTGATATTTAACAATTTTTGTAGTATAGGTCTTGTTTTTGATACTTCGATAATTTGATCTCTAGCTTCACCTGCGAATGCATAACGTGTTAACAACATACAATGATCTAAAACTAAGCCGTGTTCGCTTTGTTCTACATCATGATACCATTCTTGCACTGGCGCAATATGAAACTGTATTTCTCTGTTTAATTCAATACCGTTAGCTTCGTAGTGTAGGTGTTCTAAAGGAGTCGGAACTTCATATCCATCCTTGTCAAAGTCTTTGAAAGGAAGAGTCTCAACTAGTTGTCTTTGAATAGGTTTGCGAAGATAAGGATCACTGTTAAATCTAGGATATACATTTACTAGATTCAACTGCTATTTTCCTTCCAATCCTTATAAGACATGTCAGCAAATTTTAGCCAATTAAATAATGCTCTATCAACATCCAATTTGCTTATTGTTCCGTCTTCTTCAAGTTTTTTATAGATGTTACCGTCAGGAAAACTAAACTGTTGATACATTCTATCTAAATGTCGATTTGTTCGAGTAGCACTTCCTGATTGTCCGTTAAGCCAATCCCACCACTCTGAATCTCTAGCAGTATTTTGTAGGTGAGTTAACCATGGTTTAATATAATTGTCACGTAACTCTTGTGCGTCTGTCCATTCAGTAACATCAACATTAACCCAGCTACCGATTTCTGTAGGACCTTCTTCTTGTGTATCGTCTAGATCAAACTGTCCGCCAGTTTCGCCTTGGTCCATATTCGGAGGTAAATCAAATTCTATCCCTCTTGATAATTCAAAGTAAATGTCGTTCCAAGTTGGCACGCCAGGGGTATTTAGTCGTATACCGTATCTTGATGCTTTTCGCTGCCAGGTTCTAGTATCTTGGAGTGGCTGATCGGCTCCGACTGTTCTTTGAAATTGTGCAAGATTTCTATTAATACGATTTGCATTGTCACCAAAAGAACCAAAGTCAGAACTTGCTCCGCCCCTAACGCCAGAGCGTCTTAACCAATAGTGTGCAATTCGCATCCATTCTTCTCTGTCAAACGCATTTGCTAATTGTTGCGAAGTTCTAATAAATCCTGGTTCGTCTTCAAAAAATATGTATCTCATTACAGTTTGCTCATTCTTTTATATAACGATAGTACTTCACTTTCTACAGTTGCACCTGGAGTTATAACACCAATACGTCTTAAATGATCTCTTAAAGCGTTCATGTTGCTAAATGTCCAAGTACTTTCGAGATCTATAAAAATACTTCTACCGCTCGACAGACTTTCATATCCGCGATTTATCTTTTCATATGCTTCTTTAGTACGTATTTGTTGTATAGCATTTAATATTCTATTGTCATCAGACCCAAAGTTTCTGTCAACTTCTTGCCAAATTGCAATAATGATATTTTGTTCTTGCGGAGTGTAGCCTGTTAAGCGTGATCTAAGTTCTCCTTGATCAACTGTATCTGCTCCGTCTCTTTTATCTTCTACTTCTTGTAAAAATGCATTAATGTTCCTACTAACTTCATCTTTTTGCGCTTGTCTGTTTTGGAGATCTTGAATAGGATCGTCAACATTT